CGTCATTATGGCAGCACAGGGACGCTCTGCCGATCAGATTGCAGAGGGTACAGTGAAAAACTACGGCAGAAAGCTGTGCTGGAAGTGTATGAAGGCAGAAATCAAGAAACAGAAGGAGCAAAGTGGCAATGAGAACCCTCAGACCGTATCAGAGTGATATTGTAGACAGGGTAAGAAACGCTTATCTGCACGGCTATAAAGCACCCTGTGTGGTGCTGCCGTGCGGCGGCGGTAAATCCGTCATTGTTGCAGAAATCGCAAAGCGTACAACAGCAAAGCGAAATCATGTGCTGTTTCTTGTGCATCGAAAAGAACTGGTAGACCAGATACAGAACACTTTTGATTTCTGGGGTGTGGATATGAACAACGCGGATATTATGATGGTGCAGACGGCAAGCAGAAGAATCGAAAAACTGCAAAAGCCTGCCCTCATCATAACTGATGAGAATCATCACTCCAAAGCTGCAACCTACCGTAAAATCTATGACGCATTCCCGAACGCACACAGATTAGGAGTAACTGCAACCCCTGTCAGGCTTGACGGCTCCGGTCTTGGTGATGTGAATGACATTCTGGTTGAGGGTGTGTCGGCTAAATGGCTCATCGAGCATCATTATCTCGCACCCTACGATTATTATGCTCCCTCCATTGCAGATCTCACGGGCATCAAAATACAGCACGGAGAGTATGAAACCAAATCCGTAGAAAAGGCTCTTCTACGTACTGCGGTATTCGGTGACGCAATCAAGCATTATCGTCAGCTTGCAGACGGGAAACAGGCAATCTGCTATTGTGTTTCTGTGAATCATTCCTACGCTATGGCGGAGGAATTCAAGGCAAATGGCATCGCTGCCGAACATATTGACGGAACAACTCCAAAGGAACAGCGTGACCACATCATTGAACGCTACCGCAGAGGTGAAATTACAATCCTCTGCAATGTGGATTTAATATCCGAGGGCTTCGATGTTCCCGATTGCGAGTGTGCCATTCTGCTCCGTCCCACAAAAAGCCTTACCCTGTACATTCAGCAGTCCATGCGTTGTATGCGATACAAAAAGGGCAAACGTGCGATCATCATTGACCATGTGGGCAATTATGCCCGTCACGGTATGCCCGATGCAGACAGAAAGTGGGATCTTCATGCAAAGAAAGCTGCAAAGAAGCAGGAAAAACAGGCAGAGGACTTGAAAATCAAGCAATGCCCCGAATGCTATTACACCTTTGAGCCGCCCTCATTCGGCAGAGCCGTTTGCCCTGCCTGCGGATATATGTTTCCCAAGCAGGAACGCTCTGTGGAACATGAGGAAGATACAGAATTGAAGCAGATTACGGGCTTTGTGCTGGATTACGATTCTCCCGACCAGTGCAGGAATATGCACGAATTGCAGCAGTATGCGAAGAAGATGGGATATAAGCCGGGATGGGCTTATTTTCAGGGCAAGAATCGAGGTTTCATATGACAGCAGAACAGCGGGGAGCCCCCGCAGGCAATTTAGAACAAGTTCCACTGTCACTGAAAGACTACAGACATCGGAGGAAAATGTATGACCGAAGAACATCGTATACAGAATGAAATACGGCTTGCCCTTGCTGATTCCTGCATTCTGTTCCGCATGAATGTGGGGACGGGATACACGCAGGACGGCAGATATTTCTCTACAGGTGTACCGAAAGGGTTTTCCGACTTATTCGGATTCCGAAAATCGGACGGACAAGCTGTATTCATTGAAGTGAAAACGCCGAAAGGCAGACCAACGGACCAACAACTTAATTTTCTCTCCGCTATGCAGAAAGCCGGTGCGATTGCCGGTATTTGCAGAAGCACGGAGGATGCAAGAAAACTCATTGAAGAAAGGTAGGACGATAATATGGGATTCTCAACCGATTACACAGAAGTCAGCAGCTTTGACCTTATCCCCAAGGGTGAATATGAGGTCATTATCAAGAGCATTGAGGAACGTACCACTCAGAATGGTGCGACAGGATTGAACCTTACGCTTGTGATCCGTAACGATGTGGAGCAGAAGTATCAGAACCGCTTCATTTTCCATACGCTCTGGAAACGCAAGGAACCGACACAGGCGGATATGCAGGTGCAGGGATACAGCTTCAAACAGATTATGTCCCTCGCAAAGGCGGCGGATCTCCCCAGCGGCAAGTCTTATGAAACGGTGGCAGACCTTTGTGCCGACCTTATCAACCATGTCATGAGGGTAACACTTGACCACGAAAAATATAACGGAGAAGACCGTGAACGTGTGAAATTCATGAATCAGTCCCGTTTCCCCGAATGCAAGCACGTTTACAAGGAAAAGCCTGCTGTATCGGGCGATACCGTCGCACAGCGTCCGCAGGAGCAGTTTGCTTCGCAGTCGCCTGGTCTTGGTGACCTTGGCGACTTCGAGGAGATTCTCGGTGATGGCGATGTGCCGTTCTAAATCTATTACACACAGTATAGCTCAGTGGGGACAGCGTAAAAACTGTCCTCCACCCGTGGGCACCACGATGAAAGGAGCATTTATATGACTTTGATGGAATTACAGGAAATTCTCGGTGAGAGAATCAGAATTGCAAGCGACAGCACACTCAGCGTTGATGAACGCAGAAAAGAAACAGAGCTTTCCCAGACAATTTCCTCTCTGGCAAAGCAGATGATCAATAACGCCGATGTAGTTCTCCGTACTGATAAGCTGGTTGCGGAAGGCAAGCTGAAGGAGTCCCACATCGAAAGATTGGTACACGGTAATGTATAAGCATCGTTATACACCCCAAGAGGATGAATGGCTGCGTCAGCATATCGAGCATTGTGATTCTTACAGACAGCTCACCGAAATGTTCAATGAGCATTTCGGTGCAAGCGTCGGGAAGTACAGCATATCTGATAGGTGCATCAAACAGCTGCATATCCACAGGAATGCCAATACTGGCATATTTCAAAAGGGCGAGCAGCGTGCCAAGACATACAAAATTGGAGATGAGAGAGTTTATAACGGATATGTATGGGTAAAAGTCAACGACATACAGCATTCCGGCAAAATCACTATGCAGAAGTTTAAGGAAAACTGGATGCCGAAGCAGCGATATGTTTATGAACAGCATCACGGTGAAATTCCGGAAGGATGCATCGTTGTGTTCCTTGACAGTAATATCATGAATTTCTCACCCGATAATCTCTACTGCATTCCGAGAAGAATCAATGCAATTATGAATCAAAATCACTGGTTTACGACAAAACGTGAAAATACATTGACAGCAATAAAATGGTGCGAATTATACTACGCACTGAAAGGAGCTACTACATGAATTACCGCAACAGCGAGGGTTACGCAAGCCCTACAGAACATGAAGCCCTCACTCGTATCAGACGTGAGGAAGTAAGAGAAGAACGTCAGAAAAGATACCGTCCACTTGTCTATATCTGCTCTCCGTTTTCACAGGGAGACAAGAAACAGAACATCATCAACGCCCGCCGTTACTGCAAATACGCTGCATCGGAGAACTGCATTCCCTTTGCACCGCATCTGCTATTCCCGCAGTTTTTGAATGACAGCAATCCCGATGAGCGTGACCTTGCATTTCAGATGAACAAGATCCTCATGGGAAAATGCGATGAACTGTGGGTATTCGGCACTACCTATACACTCGGTATGCAGAAAGAAATGAAGTGGGCAAGGAAAAAGAAACTGCATATCCACTTTATTGACAACGTATGAGAGGAGAAAAATCATGTATAACAACATCCCGAACGAACTGAAACATATCTCCAACTGGGTCTGCTGGAAAGCATATCCCGATGCAAATTCCCATTCCGGCATCAAGAAAGTGCCTATCAATCCACTTACCGGTGGACAGGCTATGTCTAACAATCCGCAGACATGGAGCAGCTATGAAACTGCTGTCCGTGCAGCTGAAAAGTATGACGGCATCGGCTTTATGTTCTCGAATTCCGGTTTCTTCGGCATTGACCTTGACGACTGCCGTGATGATATCAATGCCTATCTTAAGGGCGATACCTCCAATATCGTGGCAGAATTTATGGAACAGCTGCAGACGTATGCGGAAACATCCCAGTCCGGCAACGGCATCCACCTCATCTGCAGCGGCAGCCTCCCTGCCGGTGGTCGCCGTAAGGGAAAGGTGGAAATGTATGACAGCGGCAGATTCTTTATCATGACAGGTAATGCCATCGGCAGCTATAGAGTCATTTCGAATGGTACGGAGCGTATCAAGTTCCTGCATCAGAAATACCTGAATGTCGCACAGAACAATCCGAATCCGCAGCCTGCTCCTATGAGAGTAACGCCGACGCTGTCCGACCATGAACTCATTGAGAAAATTCTCAATTCCGCAAATGGAGATAAGTTTGCAGCACTGTATGGCGGTGATTTCTCCGATTATCCCTCACAGTCCGAAGCGGATATGGCGTTCTGTTCCATCCTCGCTTTCTGGTGCGGTGGTGATATGGAAATGATGGACAGGATCTACCGCAGCAGTAACCTCATGCGTAAGAAGTGGGACAGAAAGCAGTGCGGCTCTACCTACGGTGCGATTACGCTGCATCGTGCAATTGAAAACTGCCAGAGTTTCTATCAGGAGCCTGTGCAGGATGATTATCAGATTACAATCAAGAATCCTTCTCCTGCACCTACACCGACGGTCAAACTTCCAATGCATACACTTGACGACACAGGTAACGCAGAACGTATGAACGACTACTGCGGCAGAGTATTTCGCTACAATTACACCGACAAGCGTTGGATGTACTACAAGGACGGTGTGTGGGTTTATGACGACCGCGGTGCAATTTTCACGGCAGCGGACAAGATTCTGGAACGCATGAAGATGGAACAAAAATCCTGGGCAGAGCATGAAAGTGGTGCATACCTACAGGATTTTCAGAAGCACATGAAGAAAACACGTTCCAATGCGTCAAAAACGGCTATGGTCAAGGAGTTTCAGCATCTTGTGCCGATCTCTCCGGCAGAGCTTGATACCCATAAAACGCTTGTCAATACACAAAACGGTGTTGTGAACCTTGATACCTGCACCACCGTGCCGCATTCTCCCGAAATGCTGATGACAAGAATGCTGGGAACATCCATGCCTGCAACGCCGAAAAAGCCTGTCCTGTGGCTGCGTTTTCTCGATGATATTTTCGGTGACGACAAGGAACTGATCCGCTACATTCAGAAATCCCTCGGCTACTGCCTGAGTGGTCAGACCACGGAACAGTGTGTGTTCTTTCTGTACGGCAACGGCAGAAACGGCAAGTCTACGTTCCTTGAAATCGTCCGTGCCATTCTCGGTGAATATGCGACCAATATCCAGCCGGAATCCATCATGGTCAAAAACAACAATTCCTCCGCCAACACCGATATTGCCCGCCTGAAGGGTGCCCGTCTTGTTACAAGCGTAGAGCCTAACGAGGGTATGAGACTGAACGAGGGACTTATCAAGCAGCTGACCGGCGATGATATGGTAACGGCGAGAAAGCTGTATGGTGATGAATTTGAATACCGTCCCGAATTTAAGCTGTGGCTTGCGACCAATCATAAGCCGACCATCCGTGGCACTGACCTTGGTATCTGGCGCAGAATTCATATTATTCCGTTTGTGAAGAGCATTCCCGAAGATAAAGTGGACAAGAATCTCGGCGAGAAGCTTCGTGAAGAAATGCCCGACATCCTCGCCTGGATGATGGACGGCTACCGTCTGTGGAAGTATGAGGGACTGCATAAGCCGAAAGCCGTCGAGGATTCCGTTAAGGAGTACCGCAACGAAATGGATGTGATCGCCGCATTCCTCGCCTCCGACTATATCGCTGAAGGTGGTGAAATCAAGGCGTCCGTGCTGTATGCGATCTACTGTAAGTGGGCGGCTGAGAGCAACGAATATAAGATGCCCTCCCGTAAATTCGGCATTGAACTCAGCAAGCGGCTTATCAAAAAAATGAAAAACGGCTGCGTTCACTATCAGGGCATTTCCTCACCAGTTTCTATCAACCAGTAATTTCAGATAGAGTAAATAGAGTATATTCTTCTTTTTTCTTACTTCCTCTTAAAGAAGAAAAAATAAAATAAAGATTATGTTTTATATATTATATTCTATATTACTCTACTTAGGAGGAAAAATGAGAACCATTCTCAATTTTAAGGATAAGGACACATTCCGTAAGCTGGAACGCCAGGCTTACGACGGTACAATTGATGTTACAAAGTTTCCTCCTGCCGAATACAAGTATTTTTCCGAGCTGAAGAAATTATACTACGCTTTCAAGTTTGAGGGGCTTTCTAAGGAGGAGGCTTCTCACCGGAAGCAGATTCTTTTCCGAAAATACAGCGAGGATGTTTCCGAGCATGAACGATGCATTGCTGTATATGCACAGTTTCAGGAAAGTATCCGTAAGGCGGGTGAAAATATTTCCCGAATTGAAAAATCCCATGATGTTACCGAGGTTGCTCTGCTTGCCTGCGAGACGCTTGGGATTTTGATGGGTGAAGGTACATTTTATGGCAGGCAGAAAAGGAAGTTGGAGGTGGAATAATGAACCCAAAAGAATACTGGGAAGAGGCAGATCGCCTCCGCAGAAGAATTAAGCGTAAGGAAAATGAAATTCTTTCCCTTCGTGAACGTGCAGAGGGTATGACTGGCATGAGTGATGGTGATATGCCTAAGACTGCTTCTCCCGATCCGCATAAAATGGAAATTGCTGTATGCAAGATAATAGAACTGGAACAGGAAGTTCAGGAGATACAGACAGAGCTTGATTTACTTATGATCAATATGAAAACTGACATCCAGCAGATTCAGGACGATGATGCACGAGATCTTCTCACCAAACGTTATCTGGAGTTTAAGCCGTGGAAAGTTATTGCATCTGAAATGTTTATATGCGAACGCCAAGCATATTATTTGCATCGAGAAGGACTTAAACTTCTCTCCTGAAAACTTTGCAGTCCATTGCAGTCCTGTTCACTTGATTGCAGTTATCAAATGTGCTAGAATATATAATAGCAAAGTAGAACGAAAGCCAGTACAGTTTATGTGCTGGCTTTTCTTATGCCCACATGGAGGTGAACCATGCCCCGTAAATCCAAACGACCGTGCAGTCATCCCGGCTGTCCGAACATTACAGAAGAACAATACTGTGCAGAGCACAAGCCCCTCCACCCCGACCGACCATCCGCCGCCAAGCGTGGCTACGGCAGTAAGTGGCAGAGGGTAAGCAAGGCATTTCTCCGCAAGAATCCCCTGTGTGTGAAGTGCAAAGCAGACGGACGGTTTGTAACAGCAACAGTCGTTGACCACATCATTCCCCATCGAGGTGATAGTGTCTTGATGTGGAGCGAATCGAACTGGCAGGCGTTATGTAAGCATTGTCATGACCGCAAGACCGGCAATGAGGATAGCAGACCCGAATATCACTATTAACTTTCGAGGAGTGAAGTGCTGCCCCCCCGGGGGTATCGTTTTTTCTACGGAATATCGAGGAAAAGACCGGCGCCCCCTCTCACGCACAAAATTCGGATTTCAAACGGGGTATTGCCCCCGACAATATAAAAATAACGAAACATACCGAAAATACGAAACTTTCCCGACTTCACAGTCGGGATTTTTTATGCTCATTTATAGCTAAAATGTTTGAATTTGTTTGAATTACTGGAGGTCGGCTGAGCCTGAGGCAGGATGCTGTCTGAAGGCAAAGTTGTGCCGACATTGGATGAAAGGAGGCTGATGACGTTGTGGCGAAGGACGGCACAAACAGAGGCGGTGCAAGACTAGGTGCAGGACGACCCCGAAAGGCTCTTGCAGAGAAACTTGCCGAAGGAAAAACAGCGGAGGTTATGATGCAGCCTGCGGATATTGAGTCGGTGGATACGCCGCCTGTGAGAGAATTTATGCAGGAGTTACAGCGTGACGGTACCAAGCTGCTCGCTGATGAGGTGTACACCGAAACCTACCAATGGCTGAAGGAACGCTCCTGCGAGAAAATCGTCAGCCGACAGCTGGTGGAGCAGTATGCCATGAGCATTTCCCGTTGGATACACTGCGAGCAGATTGTCACCAAGTACGGCTACATCTCAAAGCACCCCACGACCAATGCGGCGATTGCGTCACCATACGTTGCGATGTCGCAGAACTACATGAAACAGGCAAATCAAATCTGGAATCAGATTTTTCAGATTGTAAGAGAAAATTGCAGTGTGGAGTTCCAAGGAAATCCGCAGGATGACATGATGGAGAAACTGCTCCGCAGTAAGCGATAAGGATGCCCCGAACCGAGGCAGAATTCTGCTTGAGGTGAGTGGGTATGTCCGACACAGGATTTAAGGAGGACCCAATGAAATCAAACATAGATGTAACTTTCTGGCGTCAACTGAAAGCAAGCAGACCTATGCTCACAAAGCAGCAATACAGAACAATCAAAGGACAGGCAGTTAAGGGCAATGTCATGGCGGCAAGAAAAGGTTTGCAGAGAATTCAGCAAAGGAGGCAGCACCGATGAAAACAACCACAGACTTTCAGCTTGTTGATATTCACAAGCTCATTCCATATGTGAATAACGCCCGAACTCACAGCAAGGAGCAGATCACAAAACTGCGTTCCTCGCTCCGTGAGTTCGGGTTTATCAATCCTGTCATCATTGACAAGGATTTCAATATCATTGCAGGTCACGGCCGTGTGATGGCTGCAAAAGAAGAAGGCTGCTCCGAAGTGCCATGTGTATTTGTGGAGCATCTGACAGAGACGCAGAAGAAGGCATACATCCTCGCTGACAACCGTATGGCGTTGGACGCAGGCTGGGACGAGGAAATGCTCGCCGTTGAAATGGAAGAACTCCAGAATCTCGGCTTTGACCTCGGGCTGACAGGTTTTGATGAAAAGGAACTTGCTGACCTCTTTGATACAAACGGCAGTGATGATGTCAAGGATGATGATTTTGACCTGACTGCCGCACTGGAAAAAGCGGCATTTGTACAGCGTGGAGATGTGTGGACGGTCGGCAGACACAGGCTCGTGTGCGGTGACGCTACTTCTCCCGAAGATGTATCTGTTCTCATGGGCGATACAAAGGCAAATCTTATTCTGACGGACCCGCCGTACAATGTCGCATTCAAGTCGGGCAGCGGACTCACCATTCAGAACGACAGTATGAAGAATGATGATTTCTACAACTTCCTGCTGTCTGCTTTCAAGTGCATGGCGGCACACCTTGAAAAAGGCGGTGCGGCGTATGTGTTCCATGCAGATACAGAGGGACTGAACTTTCGCCGTGCTTTCGTGGATGCAGGATTTCATCTTGCAGGATGTTGCATCTGGGTGAAGGACAGCCTTGTCCTTGGTCGCTCCGACTACCAGTGGCAGCATGAACCTGTGCTGTACGGCTTCATGCAGAACGGCAAGCACAAGTGGTATTCCGACCGCAAACAGACAACTATCTGGAACTTTGATAAGCCGAAACGCAATGCAAACCACCCGACTTCAAAGCCGTTGGATTTGCTGGCTTACCCCATCGGCAACTCCACGCAGGAGAACGCCGTAGTCATCGACACCTTCGGCGGCAGCGGTTCAACCCTTATGGCTTGTGAACAAATGAACCGAATCTGCTATATGATGGAACTGGATGAAAAGTACGCATCTGTCATTCTCCGTCGTTATGTGGAGGATACAGGCAATGCGGAGGGTGTATTTGTGATTCGTAATGGTCAGAGAATTCCGTACTCCGAACTTGTAAAGGAAGTGGAAATGCCTGATGAATAAAACACTTACACTTGGAAGTTTATTTGACGGCAGCGGAACATTCCCTATGGCAGGCATTCTGTCCGGTATCACCCCAGTATGGGCATCAGAAATTGAGACGTTCCCCATCGCCGTCACTCGAAAACGACTGCCGTTTATGAAACACTACGGTGATATTTCAAAGCTGCATGGTGCGGAACTGCCGCCTGTGGATATTATCACATTCGGAAGTCCCTGTACTGACCTGTCCGTTGCTGGCAAGCGTGCTGGAATTCAGGCAGAGCGTTCGGGACTGTTTTTTCAGGCTATCAGAGTTATCAAAGAAATGAGGTGTAAGACCAATGGCGAATACCCGAAATACATCGTGTGGGAAAATGTCCCAGGGGCATTCTCCTCCGGAGGTGGCGAGGACTTCCGCTGTGTCCTCGAAGAAATCTGCAAAATTGCGGATGAGTCCACTGTTATTCCTAAACCTGCGAAGTGGCACAATGCAGGAGAAATCCTGGCAGGTCATTATTCTGTCGCCTACCGATTGTTCGATGCGCAATACTGGGGAGTTCCCCAGAGAAGAAAACGCATCTACCTTGTCGCAGATTTTACAGGTGAATGTGCCGGAAAAATACTCTTTGAGTCCGAGGGCGTGTCAGGGTATTCTGCGAAGGGCTTCCGTGCGTGGCAAAGAGCTACCGGAGGTGCTGCGGATTGCATTAGAAAAGCAAGCAGCGAAATCTGTCTGAACGACCAGGGCGGCAACCGTATGGATGTGACCGAGGATATGACCTGCACACTTCGTGCCGAGGCACATCATCCGCCGTGTGTGTTGTCGGCAGGATTCTGCACGGAGCATTCCGCTAAAGCTCGTGGCATCGGCTATGAGGAGGAAAAATCACCAACTCTCCGTGCAGGGGTTGTGCCGGCGGCGATTGCAATTGATAATCATCCGGCAGACAGCCGTGTGAGCATTTCCTCTGATGGCAACGTACAGACACTTACATCACGCTGCGGAACTGGAGGCGGCAATGTGCCGATGCTACTGGAATATCCGAAAGCCTATGGCATCAGTGCATTTGAATCCAATGCGATGAAATCTGACAATCCGCACAGCGGTGTATATGAAGCAGAGACTTCCAGAACACTTGACTGCGGCGGCGGTTCTCCTGCCTGCAATCAAGGTGGTATGGCAATCGTGGAAAGCTACGCTCTGCAAGGCTCTATGATCGGCAGAGCAGATAAAAACGGTCCACAGGGTGACGGAGTTAATGAGAATGTTTCCTTTACCCTCAATACCTGCGACAAACACGCCGTAGTTTATGCTATCGACAGAGAGTCGTACAACTGCGGACAGAATTTTGCACGAAATATGGGCATCTCCGAAAACGGTGTATCTTCAACGCTTAATGCACAGGGACCGTCTGCTGTAGCAACCCCTGTGTACACATCAAGCAAGGCATCATTTTTCACAAACGCACAGGCAGATACGGCAAATACACTTGTTGCTACTGATTACAAAGACCCGCCCCTCATCAATGATGTGGGCTACACGGTGCGACGGCTCACCCCACAGGAGTGTGCATTGCTGCAAGGTATGCCGACATGGTGGTGTGAGGGTATTGGAATTGAGAACCCGACCGAGGAGGATATGGCATTCTGGCGTGATGTTTTTGAAACCCATAGGCTTGCCACTTCTCCCGAAAAGAAGCCGAAAACGGATAAGCAGATTCTGAAATGGCTGAAAAATCCACATTCGGATAGTTCGGAGTATAAGATGTGGGGCAACGGCATCGCACTGCCATGTGCATTTTTCGTGCTGTCTGGTATTGCCCACTACGCAAACAAATAACGAGGAAAACTCCCAAAATCGGGAGTCCCTCGTCATTCCATGATTTCCAGCATCAGCTGTGCACCGTCCCGAAAGCCTGCCGCATACAGTTCCGCATCAGCGATCTCACTGCTTTTCATCTGCAAATCCGTCATCTCCTTGAACACGGTCAGCTGTTCCGGCGTGAGCATTTTCTCAAATGCATCGCACATGGGCAGCCATTTCTGCATCAGGGCGTGGTATTCGGGATTGCTTGGCGTGTGATCAGCTCGGACGATGTTGCCGTGGTAAAACTCCTCGATCATCGGCATCTCTCCTTTCGTCACACATATTACCATACTCTGCGGAAAATAGCCATCACCAGAAGCGACAAAGTTCTGGCGGCGAAATGCAGCACATCACACAAGTGTAATACGCACAAATGTGAGGGCGATTTTTCTACAGTATTTCGGCGAAAAATGACTTGCAATTCTGTGAGAAAGACGGTAATATGTGACTACCGAAAAACAAGGAGGTATTGCATATGACAATCAAATTCAACTGCACAGGTGCAGAACGCAAAAAGCTGGTGCAGGCAATCAGCGAAATCACGGGTGAGAATGCAGAATATCAGTTCATGCCGACCTGTGCTTACAACATCGGAACAATGACAGTCGACAAGGACGGCACACTGCACTGCGAGGACGGCACAAACATTAACGGTCTGCTGCAGGAACTTCACAAGCGTGGGTTCATTGCAGAAACTGAGAAAGCGGATAACCGCCTTACCATCTCCATCCCAAAAGAAAAGCTGGATGAGCAGACCCTCGCCAACCTTGACAGGATTCTCGAAAACAAGGGTACGCTCATCATGCACGCCTTGCAGACGGATTCGCTGGAATACACGGTGACGGACACGACAGTGCAGTTTCCTTGGTTCACACTGGAACAGCCGGAGGACGCTGATGCTTACAGCCGATTCCTCACAGCACTCATTGACATGGCGAAGAACCAGAAACGCATCAACAACAAGCCCGACACCAGCGACAATGAGAAGTACGCCTTCCGCTGCTTTCTCCTGCGATTGGGATTCATCGGGACGGAGTTCAAGAGCGTCCGCAAGGTACTGCTCCGGAATCT